TAAACCTTCTCCTAAGTGTTTCTCCTTCTGATTTTTATCTCCTAGCGTTTTTTCAGTGAGTGAACGCATTCCAAATGCCTACCTACGTGTACAGATATCCTAGACGCCGCTATGGTCGTCGTTACTCGCGTTATCGCCGCTATGGTGCGTACTCTCGCTACCGCCGTCGCCGCTATGGTGCGTCGTCTACTGCGTCCAGTCGTGGCCGAATCCGCGTCCGTGTACCCGTGCAGAAAGTGATCTCGTGTCCAGTAGCATCCGGTCAATATGACTCTTTGCTCGTCACGAGTTCTCCATGGTACCAGGCAACAGACAACAACATATCCGTCCGCCCTTCTGGTGTGTGTTCAGCTGTGTCATCTCCTTTGTATCGTGCGTACACTGGCTTGTACGATCAGGTGAAGTGTGATGGCGTTGTTTCAAGGATTAGTATTGTAACTGCCATTGGTGCTTCTGGCCTCCCTGCTGTGCAAGTCGTGTCTGCTTATGATCGTCTGGGGAACCAAGATGAGGTGAAGAACGATGAACTTGTTTCCGTCGCCGATCTTTTCGATTATTCGAGCGCGTCAATTGTTAGTGCTATCAATAACAGTGTAGCGAAGACGTCTCGCTCCTGTTGGGCATCTGATATCCAAGAGAGGACTGTTTTCCATGACTGTACTCTAGGTACTCCCAATAATTCTGCTGCTGCTTATGATAAAGACTTCTATTCGAATACGTCCAAGGTCGGATACTTCTCTCCTCTTCTGCTGGTCGGACTTCGTCTTGCTGCTGCTCCTACTAGTGACATTGTTGTTCAGGTTCTCCTTGAACAGACATACTACTTCACCTTCCGCAATCCCAAGTACGGTGGTAGTGCGACGACTACCAATACGCGTGCTGCTGCTGCCGTTGAGCCTGTTTCCGGTGCTCCTTTGATGAATATTAGTAGAGATACTCGTTCGCTTGACCAAGAAGCTGATATGGATGATGCTGGCGGTCTAGACGATGAAGCTGCCACTGCCGCTGCTCCTGCTGCTGCTCGCCCACGTGGCATCTCCCAGCTATGGGATAGATCCCGTGTCCCACACCACCAGTCCTCTTAATGTGAAATTTAGTAAAAAGTGCGTGATGTTAGTTTTAGTGATTTTTAGGATTAGGGTTTAGGATTAGGTTTAGGGTTAGGGATATAAAATTAGAAATTAGCAGGACCAAGCCCACGCCATTAGTTTAGGAACGTGATGGTGAGTGACGCAAGCCATGAGTCCAGCGAGACATAGTGACCCACGTGGGAGAGAGTTCTGCGTGGCTCCGGAGATGACGTCACCGGCTCCAAAGTCATCATATACTTATTGGAGCCATTAATTGACAAAGGGCCGATGTAGTATTACCGGCCCTGACGTCAATCTGTGAGGAAGTCGCTGAGGCTGTCATCCTCCTCCTCCTCGATTTCTTCGTCGGTGAGTACGTCGTGCGCTGCAATGCCGCAGGCACTCATGAGCTGTTGCATGAACCAGTTGCGAGTGCTGTCAAGCCAAGGCTTCGTGACTGCTCCAGGCTGAGCAGGCTCCAGGTAGGTCCCGCAGGTTCTGCAGATGGTGTTGTTCCCGTTTTTGAAGCCAAGCCTGTCCCAGAGTGCAAGGAGTGCATCTGTTCTCTTTCCACCTGCCTCCTCGTCCTTGTACCAGCCGTCAGGCCTGGTGTTGCTCGTGATGATGACTGTCTCGTACATTGCTGGCCTCATCCCGCCCTTGACCTCCAGTGCCATAGGATAGGGATCAAGGTACTTGAGCATCTTCTGCAGTTGGATTTGCCCTGCAAACTCTTCGAACACCATGATGTTGCTGCAAGGATTCGCGAACCAAGTGCCTCCGTTCCCGATGATTGCCCTGCCTGCCTTGGGGAAGAGTGTGTTGATTGCGAAGCTTTTGCCTGTCCCCGGAGGACCGACCATGGTGATGATCTTCAGTTTAGGCCTGTAAGGTCCCAGGAGGTCTGCTGTGATCGCGTTGTAGGCTGCCATGAACCCAGGACGTGCAAGCACCTGTGAGTCGATCTCTGCTGCTGGCCTGAACTTCTTCTTCAGTTCATCTACTTCTTCGATGAGCTTCTCCTCAAGCTCATCCCTGCTCTTCCTCTTCTGACAATTCTTGAGAGTTCCTTTCTCCCATCTGTAGGATCCTGGAGGATGTGTGTCGTCCTTTATGCAATATTGGTATGCTTCTATGTCTGATCCCCTTGTCTTCTCCCAATGTGCTCTGCTGTTGAAGTTACTCTTGAGCCAAGAGAGTCTGTTCTTGCGTTTGAGAATGAGAAAGCCCTGGTAGTGTGGAGTCCCCATCTCGCCCCTCTCGTACTGCACTGCGATGAAGTCCATCTGCTCTTCATTTTCCGAGTCTTCCCAGAACTTGTCATCGCTTGTAGGGTTGTTGATGGTGAAGCACCACCTCTTCGCTCCTGCGTCTCTTGTCGTCATTGTTGCTCGTTCATTCGTGGAAAGAAATTAGGTTTAGGGTTAGGAAAAGAAAGAACTTGACGCGCTTAAATGCTGCTTTTTGCCGCACTTTTTCGCTCCCTGCTTCCAATTTTAGTATGGAAAATGCCACATTTCAACTGTCCATCCTCTCATTTAAACCTTCTCCTAAGTGTTTCTCCTTCTGATTTTTATCTCCTAGCGTTTTTTCAGTGAGTGAACGCATTCCAAATGCCTACCTACGTGTACAGATATCCTAGACGCCGCTATGGTCGTCG